TCCATCTAATTCTAGAATCTGTCCTTCCCAGTCTCTAGGATCATCCATTGTTATAGCACCACCGAATGTTACTGTTCTTCTTCCATCAGTTACATTACAGTTATGATTGTTGTTAGTATTCTTTTCCATATCTGGATAGATATCTAACCAAGACATCTTATTAGCAAATGACCATCTCTTGTTCAGATATACGTTACAATAAGCATCATTTATCAATTCATCCAGATCATCTAAGTAAGTTTGTATCTCAGGATTATAGTCTGTGATATTCTTTACTTTATTTCTCAGTTCTTTTAGATTCATATATGTTCCTCATTATTGGTCGTCTGTTTACACCCTCATCTATACTAACTGCTTTAGCAAAAATTTTGTAAAGAAAAAAATGTATAAAAAGACGACCGCTCCTGTTTCCTAATCTACCGAGGCTCAGTGTGCGGTCGTCTTGAATTATTAGTTCTTACGAACCCAATCCATATACGTATACGTCAGCAAAGTTACCTGCCGCTGCTTCTAACGATACCCCACAAGAGGTAGCCAAATCACCAGCAACAATCGCAACCGCTTGTCCCGCTTGTGTATTATCTACAACAAGTGGAAGGTTAGCAGCATTGACCGCATTAGCGACACTAGCACCTTCAGCATATCCCCTAACAACTACTGTAATTTTATCTTCAGCAGCAGCAGGAAATCCATTGGACGCCTTTACAGCGACACCAATAACTGATGGGTTTCCGTCAGCAACAGCCGCAGCTTCAATACAGTAAAGTACCCTCGCTGAACCTGTCTTAGTCATATCTAGGGCAACCCAATCACCTTGAGCAATTGCTCCACCAGCAATGAATACTTTCTTTTCAGAACGATCCAATGCATCGGGAATATCAACCGCTGCTCCAGTGACGGGATTGATCCCAGTCTTTTCATTATATTGTAATCCGTTATAGCTCATTAGTATGTATCTCCATTGTAAAGAACACCTTGGGAACCAAGATGATCAGCAATTAGCTGGCCTTTCCAATAAAGCGTAGCAGCCCTAGCAGTAGTCCCAGATATATGTTCAAAGTCACTAACAGCGAAATCAGCATCAGGATGCATAATCAATTTCAGCGTGTCAAAGTTGAGGAAGTACATAGAATAAACGTTACCACCACCACCATTCAGAGGCATAGAAATATCAGCCTCTACAGGGGATCCGGCGAACATCAAGCTCATCCTTCCACCATCAAGTGTCTTCTCATCAATGTATCTTTCATTCTGGAATAACGCTCTCTTGTAATTAGCGAACGCCGCTTCAGAAGCGATGATACAATCTGTTTGACCCATAGGTGCTCTTTGGTTCATTTGCGACCATAGTTCGCTCATAACCCTGATACCATTAGTACCAAAAGCACCACCACCAGTACCTGCCCTGTTATACCAACCTTGAACATTCAAAGTATTTTTGGCCAGACCACCAACGGTTCTAGTTTGTGTACCGGGAGCAGGAGCACCTTCTTCAAGGAATCCCTCAAAGGAAGCAACACCAGCACCGAATCCATTCAAACTATTCAGTGTTGTAAGTGTAGTTGAAGAACCTGCGAGGATCTGCTTGTTGATCTCTCTACGAAGCATACCCATAACCGATCTCATACGTGCCTCAACAATTTTCACGATTGCTTTTTCAGACTGGTTTTCAAGTTCTTCTTTTTTTGTAATAACGATTGGAGCAGCAAAATCTGCCCACTGATAAATCGCTGGTTGTAAAACATCATTGACAGCTAAGCTGACTGGCTCATATCCAGTTGGTAGCGATGTAATAGTACTGTGTTCGGCAACAGATAAAGGTCTTTGGATTTTGATTCCGCCATCCTCATATTCAATTCCGCCTGCCCTCTTACAGTGATCTAAGAACGCTACTTTTTGGAAAAGTTCGTCAACCTCACCATCTCTAATGCTAAACAAAGTTGAGGATAATAGTTCATTGCTTATAGCCATTGTTTATTTTTCCTTATTGTTTTGTTTGTACCCTAGAGGGTAAGAATTTTTTTGTTTATCTGTCACTTCAAATTGTCCTTCATAAGGGTTATCCATATCAGTTCTTCCCCAGTTCGGATAAAGATTGTAGCTTTCACTGTCTTTATTCTTGGCGGGAAAAGTTGCCCCATCTAAATATGTATAATTTGTAAAATTTTGTTGATCAATAGATCCACATACCTCTGTAATTATACTGTAGTATTTCATTTTGTTATCTTTCATTGTGCTGTTCCATTAGCTTTATGCCATTGATAAGCTTCCCAAGCTGACCTGAATTTAGGTACCTTAGTAGCTCTAACATTAGAACCCGGTCTTACCTTAGACCAAGACATCTGCTTCTCTTCTTTCTTTCTAGCATTCTGATTTTCTAATTGTGTCAACCTTGTTCTCTCAGCTTTTGACTTGGTAATGTAATAAGCATCTTCCAATTTTAGTTCTGGTCTTTCTCTAAGTAGTCCAGCAATTTCTGTTTTGAAATCCATCAAGTCAGGATGATCCCTTTTGAATGAATCCATTTGCGTTTGTCTCTGAGATACATATAGCTCTTCCTGCATTGGCTCAATCATTTGTTGAAATAATTTAGCTGCTTCCTGTTGTATCTTCTTATTGATACCATCATCACTAAATACATCGTGTGGTACCTCAGGTTCCTTCGCTAGTTCTTTTATTTGATCAGCAAACTTACCACTATACAATGCTTTCTTTTCCAAAGCTATAGCTTGTTGTTGCCTCTCTAAATCTTTTCTAATCTCAGCAATTTCTTGTGTCTTCCTCGTAGTCATTGCTCTCAAATTAGAAATTAGTTTCCTACCATTCTCAGGTAAATGTTTCAGGATCTCTTGATAATTCGGTAGATCCTTATGTGTATTATTCATAATAGCATCATCCGAAAAATCTGCTTTCAACAGATCCTCCAAATTGAATGATTCTAAGAACGATTGTTCTATATCGCTAGGATCGCTCAGGTTGCCATTCTGTGGACTTTCGGCTTCTACCTTATTATCCACATTACTTTCTACCTCGGATCCCTCTACGACTGTGTCAGGGGCCTCTGAGGTATTGTCTACTACGACAGTCTCATTTGCTTCGCTCATACTATAATCTCTCCATAAATAGTTCGTCTATACTTTCATCACTACCTTCAGGTAATGGTGTTCTCTCTTCGTCAATTGTTTGTGTCTCTTCTTCCATAGCTGGTTCCTCAGCTAATTCTTCTGGTTGTTCCAGAAACTTTTTGAATTTCTTATCCCTAGCCACAGCACCTAACTTACCAGCCAGTAACTGAAGGGACTTGTCATCCGTGATTTCTTCTAATTGAAATGTATTACCATCATCAACTATATCTTTAGTAATAGCATCATCAATCGCTTGCTTGAACATAACTAACAGTCTAGTAAATTCTGGAGGAAATGTTTCTATATCCTCTTTGAATTCAGGATAGTCAGCATTCAATCCAAATAAAGGTTGTAACGCTCTTGTTTGTTTTACCAAAGTATTCAAAGGTTTCTTAGAAAAATTTCCTTGTGGAGAAAATTCCCCCATCATACCATCTTCTTCTAAAGCAATTTGTTCTTGCCCTTCTAATACGTAAGGGTCTACCTCTTTAGGTGGACCGATTTCAATTTCAATTCCTTGTGCCATTATGTACTAGCCTCCTGTTGTTTAGCTTCTTTTAGCATCTCTTTAGCAGGTAAGGTTTCTGTAATAGCCTTGATCTTACCCTCTTCTGTATTCCCATACTGTTGTACTTTCTCTCTATAAGTATTTAGATTCTTAGTAATCTTTTCTTCCTTTACCCTTTCCTCTTCTATCTTATCTTGTATATAGTGCTTACCCATATCTGATTCAGGTATCTTACCCATAGATCTCATTATCTTTTCTTCTTCACGTCTATTAGTAACATACCTTCCTAATCCCGGTGAGAACATTCCATTGACACCATACTTACCAGTCTCGTCTCCCCACCTTGATGGTGTCTTAGCAAATGATCCTAAGCATTTTGATAATGCTCCTCCACATTCTTCACCCTTATCATCTGTTACAGCACATTCGTGCTTCTCAGCAAAGTCTTCACCTTCACTAATTGATTGTAGTAATTCCATCTTATTACAGCAGGTCTTACAAATATATTCATATATTGGCACTATCTAAAATCTCCCGGCATTGGGAAACTTAGTCCTCTTCCCCCACCAAATTGTTTCGCTATCTCTTCCTCTGGACTAGGAGGTCTTGATTCAAACGGCGCACCATCTTCCCTTGCTAAAGGAGGACGACCAACCGCTCTAGGTCCAAGTTCTTGTTGAACCTCTTCGGTTTCGGAGAAGTTCCTCGGAAGATCATACAGACGAATTATCTCATCTCTTATCTTCCAAGGCTCAACCCCTAACTGTGTAAGCACAGGTACCAGTTGTAATAATTGTTGTCTTCTCACCGATTCAGCAATAGGTGTAGACGCTTGATCTAACGCAACATACTTGAACTTACCTTCTAACTTATCAGGTGTCACCATAGTAGGTGTACCTTCTAATACAATTGTTTCCTTAGAACCTTGATCAGTAATAAGTGAAATAATTCTAATATACTTTTCAGCAACCCCTTCAATCATTTGGTCACGCTCTCTAGCCAGTCTACCAATTTCACTGGCAGTATACTGAGCTAAAGCAGCTACTTCAGTAGCACTAGCCTTAGTTGTTTCACCTCTACTAAAGGGAGCCATTACACTTCCCTTAGCTAGATCCTGATCTATCTGCTGTAGATATAACGAATGGTTAGAGGAAATAGGGACAGATGGAACGACTGATATCACACCGGCAAGAGATTCGGCATCAACAGGTATCATCGCTCCATCCACCCCAGCAGTTATCTTGGCTAAGGCTTCTTCGTCTATAGCTCCCTCACGAACGAGGAATTGTCTTGTATCTCTACGAACAGCATTTGCCCAGAAACTACGGAGAATATTTTTTTCATATACTTGATCATATATTCTCTTCATAGCTGAGATACCATCCATTGGCTGGTCTGGTACCCTACTATAATATAAAGGAACGATAGGACTAATAGCAGTACCATCATTCGCTTCCAATGGGATATCGTCCTCTGATAGGACTGCTTCCCCGTTCTTCCAATTAGGTGTCCAGAAATAAAGCTTACCATTGATAAAGTCATAGATCTCTATTACCTTACAATAAAGGAACTGATTAGGTAACGATGTTTCCTCAGCCCCTCTATATGGATCCTTCCCTCTGTTCTCACCCTTCTTGAAATAATCTTCTTTCTTTACAGGATTCCATTTCTTTCTACCGAACCTGTCA